TCTAAGTAATGGCTCTTGAAAATCTGGTATAACTACGCTATTCATAAACTTATCATACTCATCTTTTATCTGTTGATTGCTTCCTAACTTTCCAGCAGTTTCAATACCAGCTAAACTAGGTGTAATCCTATGAGCAGAAATAATAGCCTTTGTACATAAAGTTGATAGCTCCATAAATTCACCATCACGCTCCCTATCAAACTCCTTAATACTTGCAGCCTGTTCAGGGCTATCTAAAAGCTCTACTAAAAATTTATCATTGTTAGCTTCACCTGTAAATTTCTCTTTAATCTTTTCAACGTATTGTTGAGCATTTAAACCATCTGGAACCTCCCCAAACATCTGAATAAGTACACTAGGGAAAAAGCCGTTATCAAACTTATCAATATTGTACTTACTCATTCTGTACTCAATATCAATCCAATCTAAAGCACCTACATAATCTGGTAATCCATAAAAGTTAAACTCAGGATACTTTCTCATTATATGAATTAAAAACTCTTTTTGATTAGTACCATCAAAAAAGTCTAATTCATTTACTGGATATTGAGCTGATGGTGTATTACTTAATTCTATATCTCTCCAGAAATTAGATAAATAAGCAATATCACCTGTTTTACCTTTTCTTACCGTCGTAGCATCGTAGCAATATAATGCCGTATAATCACCGCTTTTTTTAATATGAGGGTAAGCATTACCAGTAATAACGTAAGATTGTACAAGGTCGCTAAATACATCATACAAGGTAGCTCCTTCAGGATTAACCTCTTTACACCATTCCTGAAAATCATTAGGTAGCTCATCATATCCAACATTTTCACCATCTACCTTGAAAGTAAAGCCTTTGCCCTTGATAAAAGTTATCTTTTGATTTATAATACTGCTATGAGTACTGGACCTTCTGGCCCTCTTTGCTAAATCATTGACATAAATATTATCCGAGTCTTGAAAAAATGGAACCCATTTTTGTTCTATATCAATATTAGGTTCTTTCTCCTTCTTAACTATTGGAGTAGAAATCGGGTCAGTCTTAACAGTACTGGCCTTTATACTACTTATCTTCTTTTGGCTCATCTTTTACCTTTTCGATTGATACAACATCTTTAAATCCAGCGTTGTATAGTTTCTTTAAGTCCTTTTGGCTTGTTTTCTCAGTAAGATTAATAATACCTACTGAACCCATTATTTTTTTACCTATAAAACTAGGGTCTATAATATATTTGCTCATATTATAAATATAATAAAATTATTTATACTCACTATACAAAAAAAAAGGGAGAACACATAACTGCTCCCCCTAAAATGTTGCCAAGCAACTATCCACCATAAACAATATTATGAACCTAGTGATACTGTACCAGAGCTATTAGTAGTGATGGAACCTACAAACTCTCTTACTAGCTGGGCTTGTTTACCAGCGAAAGTAACTGTATAACCGTTTTGCCCTTGCAACTCAGCTTCTAAAACTTCATTAGCGATAGCATCTACTGACGCATCTTTACCCATAATTTCATCATAACCTAAAACAAAAGCTTTGTTATCATCAGTTTCTTTGTTGTAAGTTTCAAAAATTACGATTAAACCACATGACTCAACATAACTGTTAATTCCTTTGGCTTTTACCTTCTCCATTTTTGGAGAGAACACCTCTAAAGAAGTTTCATAAGAAATAGAACCATTCTCACGAGAACCTTCAGAAGAATATAACTTAGTTTCTAATTCTCCTTCAATCTCGAAAAATTTGTCATCTGTACTGCTCAGTGTAACGGCAGTATATGAGTGATTATCGGTAGAAGCAGTAAACGTAGTCACATCATCTTTGTTAATAACGAATACTCTTTTGATACCGCCTCTGCGGTTTTCATCGTTACAACTTATTAAAATATCTGTTGTTATTTCTGACATCTTTATAAAATTTATTAGTTAAAAAAATGCCCCCCATAAAGAGGGGCTTTAATTCTTAGTAGTAGAAAGAAATCAACTCACCAAATACAAACTGAGCACCCATTTTATACTTAGCAATAATTTTCAATAACTCATCGTCATCATCATTACTTCTAAATTTCAATTGAGAACCAGCATCAGCAACATCAGTACCAATAACTAGGTTATCATCTACTGTGTAAACTACCATATTCTTTCCTATGTCAATACCTAAAGTCTGAGAATTTGGGTTGGCTGCATCGGAAAGTTGGGTATCCCATCCAGTAACCTCTACAACTGGTATACCTCTGAAAGTCAAAGACTGTCCATCTTGTAACAACTGAAGCCCTAAAGCATTTCCTGTACCTAGTTGCTCATAAGTAGTCATCAAGTTATCTACGATTGTAGCAGTAACTCTAAAAGACTTTGAGTTGTTTGGCATTTGTCTAAGTACTTTAGCTTGGTTTTCATAAGCATTTTTTAACAAAGTGTAAGCACCATCAGCAACTAAATCACCGTTAGTATCTTCAACGTTTGCTATTGCAGTCATTTCTACATATTGCCCTAAACCAGCAGAACCAGCAACAAACAACTGTACAAAACCATCAAATTGGTCATAATCAGCACTTGCAGCAGTAGAAGCAGCAAACCATGCTAAACGACCGTTATCATCAGCGATAGCTTCAGCAACTCTCTTTCTAGCAACCTCACCTACAACTGTATCAGTTAGGTCATCAATTGCAGTTCCAGAACCGTAAAACTCTTCAAAGATTGTTCCATAGAACGCATCTCCACATTCCTCGAGGTTAATTTTGAGCCTTGACACTTCTAGCGTTCTGTCAGAAACAGACGTTACTCCACCTGTTGCAGAAAAACCACAAGTTGTATACTTTCTAACGATTTTCGTTAGAGATGAGTTAAGGTACATGTTAGCCTTAACTTTAATGTTAGGTATTACTCTAATACCTGCTAAATCCGAGCTACCTTCTTGAGGAGCGAAAAGGATTTCTGTAAATTCCTGTCCAGCATAAGTAGACGAAATTGATTGTGTAATAAAATTTGCCATTTTTTAAAATTTATTTATACGACGTTTTTAAAATATTTAGGATTGCAGCACCTAACTCATCCACCTCTTTAACATTAGCTTCAGGATTAACTACATCATCTTTAGCCTCTAATGGCTTTCTGGATGCTTTTGCTTTATCCAATTCCTTTTTTAATTCTGCTAACTCACTATCTTTAGCGGTTAGTTCAGCTTTAATTGAATCCATAAGCTCTGCTTTGATAGACTCAACATCAACTGCATCCTGTGGCTCTTCTGTTACCTCCTCAGTAGTTTCTTCAACCTCTTCAGTAGTTTCCTCAACAGCCTCAACTTCTGGAGTTTCTTCTGTTACCTCTTCTACTGCTTCAGCTTTAGGAGCTAGCAATTCAGATACATAAGCCTTTAGTTGGTCTAATAGACCCTCTTTTTCAGACATATTCACGTTATTTAATTGATTTACATAGTTAGACGGTACTTTGTACCCTTTCTTGGCCAACTCTTTAGGACTAGCATAAGCAGCAATAGCAAGAGCAACCTCTATACTACCAATGAAATTATACTCCTTAGCCTCTTCAGCAGTTAGCCATGTTTCCGCTTTCATCATGTCCTGGATAGTTTCTAATCCTAAACCTGTTGAATTAGCGTAGATTTTAGCAAGTTTTAAGTTAATCTTATCCATTAACTGTGCTTGCTTTTCTAACTCCTCTTGATAATCTCTAATCTCATCACTATTCATACCAGCCATACTAACAACAGGCATCCATGCATTGTGAATCATAAAGAAACTGTTTTCACTCATAACAGGTAACTCACTACCAGATAGAGCAATGATTGTAGCAGCACTAGCAGCTAAACCTTCAATTTTAACAGATACATTATAAGAAGAATTTTTTAAGAAGTCGTAAATAGCAAGAGCATCAAAAACTGAACCGCCTCCACTATTTACAGTAAGCTCTATATCTTTACTACCTGAAGCCTTAACCTCATCAATGAAGCTTTTAGCATCAATACCAAAAGAGCCTATTTCTTCATCTATCGAAATAGATAACTTATTATTTATTGAATTACTTATATTATACCAATTCATTTAACAACGATAAACAATTGTTTTATGATTGATATGTAAAAGTTTTATACAAAAAAAAGAGGGATACCCCTAAACCCTCTTTAATTAATCGCAAAACTCTTTACTTATGAAGTAAAAAGCTAAGATATAAATTTATTTTTGTAGTACTATCTTAATAACCAAATTAACAGAAATATCATACTTAACAGATAAGTTATAATAAATATCCTTCATCATCATTAAAGGATTCTTTCTCATTATATGGTAATCATTTATCACCGCCATATTCCTAACAGCTTTTTGATTGATTAACCCAGTGCTTAATAATAACTGAGTAGCATGCTTAATATCATTAGCATTATTAACTACACTAAACAAAGTATCATTTAGTACATTTGCCAATTCTCTAGCCTCTGCTTCCAAAAGTTTATTATTCTCCTTTTGCACCGTCCACATGAAATCTTAAAGTTTGGTTCAACATTCTCTTTAAATAGGTCAGATAAATATTCAAGGCTTTTAGAACATGGAAACATTTTCCCATGAGTTTTAATAATAGCCTCTTTTATACTTAGCCTCTCTTGCTCATCTAGGTTTGCTAAGTTTTTATTTATGTCAAAATCTACCATTTTCCTTTTGGACATTGTTCATCTTCCCAGATTGTTTTATCTATTAAAGCACATTTACAAATACTGCATTGTGATATACCCTCTTTTTTAAAACATAGAAATTTAAAGTTATCTCTTTTATCATTGCAACCTTCACAAATGTTAAGCCTTTTTAATTTCTGTTGATAACTTGCTAACTCACTACTTATATTCTTTGCCCTACCAAATAAGTTAGTTAACCACATATTCTAAATATAACAATTTTAGCCAAATGTAGCCTCACTTTGTATATTGTTCACTTTTGCAGCTTGTGTGATTGTATCAGTAGCATTATTAACTACCTGGATAGAACCTATTGAACTTGAAACAGCTCTAGTAATTCTGTTTTCTAGTTCAGACATATCAACTCCACTAGCACCAGCAAAACCACCATTAGCAAAGCCTATGTTACTAAATGGCTGGGGCCTACTTGTACGCATAGCCTCTAAAGCACCTACTAAGCTACTACCTCTTTGAGATTCTAGTACATTCTTAGGTACTACATATTCACCTTCATGCACCACTCCAGCCTGTTTAAAACCACTACTATCAGCACTACCAAAACCAGAACCAGTATAACCACCCTCAGCAAATGATTGACTAGCTATTATACCAGCTTGTACAGCAGACCTAGCAACCGCTAAACCAGTTAATACAGATGCCTGAGTTAAACCAGAAGCACCAAAAGTAACGGCATTAGCTGGGTTAGCAGCAGCGTTTGCATTAATACTTGCTATTTCTCTTGCTAAACTAATAGCAATACCAGCAAGCTCTAATCTTTTTTGTCTTTGAAATGCTTTTCTTTCAATTGCTTCTCTTTCCTTTTCAAAGTCCGCTTGTGATATTAATCCCTGTTGTAATCTAGCATCTAAGTTTGCTAGTTCTAAAGTTTTCTCTCTCTCAAATCTTCTACTAGATACATCAACTAAAGCAGTGGCCGCTTGTTCAGCTAAATCAAGTTTTTGTTTCTTAACCTCTTGCTCAAAGTTTGCTCTTTGCTCTAAGTCATTCTGCATAGCAGTAGCTTCAATCTCTAGCTTTCTCTCTGCTTCATTTTCTGCAATCTCTAAACGTTTTTCAGACTCATCATTTATTAAATCTGAAAAGGCTAAAATTGCATTTGTTGACTTTTGTATTTGCTCCTCTTCAAAATCAAAAACATCATCTTCAACCTCCTCAAGCTCTTCTAATGCAAATTTTACATTATCAACTGCCTTTGCTTTTTTATCTAATGCTTTAGCTTCTATTTCCGCTTGTAATGATGATGCTTTAGATGCCTCAGATGCATTTTTTAAAGCGTCTTGTTGAGCTGTTAAATCTTTAAAAAACTTTGCTTGTATGTTAGCTATTACTGTTAAATTTTCTGCTAAATCATCATTATCATCTTTTTGAGCTTGTTTAATTTGCTCTTTTAACTTTAATATGTTTTCAGCAGTATCTATTCTTTTTTGTTTAACCGCTTCAGCATTACTTACATTGTTTTTTAAAAACTCATCATTTGCATCTAACAGTTTTAATAAATCCTCTTGGCTTTCGCTTATGCTTCCAAAACTTAACCCTATTGAGTTTTCACCAACAGCCCTCAATCTATTAATTTGATTATTTACATCTGTAAAGGTATTTAATAATTCAGCTGCAAGTAGCTTTACTTTTGCCAATCCATCTTCACTACCCTCTCCAATGGTTAATATCATACCCTCATAAGCACTGCTTAACTTTTTAGTAGCTCCTACTGAAGTATTACCAATAATATCAGCCATTTCACCAGCAGCACCAGAAGCATCATTAAAAGCATGAGTTAAATCAATACTTTTCTGCTCATTATCCGCTAATGTTATAGCTAACGCTGCTCCCCTTTTACCAAATAAATCTAAAGCAGTAGTAGTTTTATCTGAACTGCTTCTTATTTGCCCTAAAGCATCCTCTAATGTTATACCTCTTTTACCTATTTCTAAAAATATGTTTCTTAATGCAGTACCAGCAGTGCTAGCATCAAAACCAGCATCAGTTAAAGTACCTAGTAAAGCGGTTGTTTTCTCAACGCTTATACCAGCAGTATTAGCAACTGGAGCGACAGTAGCCATTGCAGTCTGAAACTTGTTTATATCTAATGAAGTACTGCTAAACGACTTAGCCATAACATCAACTATTCTCTGAGTTTCAGTAGCATCTAATCCAAACCCTCTAAGAGTCGAAGCAGAAACAACAGCAGATTGAGCAAGGTCTGAACCAGAAGCAGTAGCAAGTTGTAATATAGCGTCTGAGGCTGCTAATATTTCAGGAGTACTAAAACCTAACTTTGCTAACTCCTCTTGTAGTTTACCAACTTCAGTTGAAGTAAATAAAGAAGCCCTACCTAACTCTTTAGCAGATGTAGTTAAAAGATTAAACTCAGTTTCAGTAGCACCAGTAACAGCTTTTACCTTTGCCATTTGTTGTTCAAACTCTTCTAATGTTTTAATAGCATCTTTAAAAACTTGAAAAACTTGCTGAACAGCAAACAAACCAGCAAAACCAGCAACAATACTAGAACCCATTTTTCTAAATGATTTACCTAATCTAGTAGTAAAGCCATCAATGCCTAGCATCTCTTGCCTAGTAACTAATAACTGCCTTCTATTAGCTTTTAACTTAGTGTTAATAGCCGCTAACTCTTGGCCATACTTTTTAGTAACTACTCCGCTTTTCTTTACCGTTTTATTTAATTCAGCCCTCCTTAGTGTTAACTTTTTAACCTCAGTTTCTAAACTTGCTAACTTCTTTTTTTGTGCTTCAGTACCTTGTAATTCAACCTTAAAAGCTATCGTTTTTTCTGCCATCTCTTACTTATAAACTGGTTCTAAAATTCCTGTTATTGGGTTTTCAATCATTACCTCTATTAATTGTGCTCCATCTTCTACATAAATAGGCTGTAATACTGGAGGAGTATTGCCCTCATCAGTATCTTCACTATTATTGCCTTGTTGGCTACCATCTATGCTTACACTACCTAAGTTTTCAAACTTAAATAAACTAACCTTAGTTAATCCATTTTCTACGGGCTTATAATCAATAACGCTTTCTATTAAATAATAACCTCTAACATCGTAATCATTATCTAAATAAATAAGCTTTCTAAAATCTAGGTTTTCAATATCTGTACTACTAAGATTAAAGTACGCTATTAATCTACCTCCCTCTTCAATGTTTTTCAGCATCTTAGAGTAATAGGCAGCAAATAAACCTTTATCTTCTGTGCCATCGGTTTTAGTGCCATTTGTAAAACTTAAATTCTGTATAGTATCTGTATTATTATAGGTTTCAAATATTGCTGCTGGTATTGTAGCAGATGGTGATGTATTGTTAAAAACTATTTGTCTACTATCTCCATTTAATTGCGTTTGAGTACCATAATTGTAAAAGAATATTCTAGGATTGTAGCCGTTTATCCTATCAGCTGGTATACTGCCATCAGTTAAATATTCATTCCAATATTTTAAAGTAGTAAATGCTGTATTAATACTAGGTGAAGCCTCAGTAGCTATATGAGCATAACTAGCACTAAACAACTCTAACTGTATTTTTGTAGTTCCCTCAGCAAACCTATCAGGTAATTTATAGGTATACTTCCCATATTTTCTCCTGTTTGTATCTTGCCATCCTTTTAACCATTCATCATTATCAACATCTCTGTAACTAAACTCAATATTACGCTTATAGGAGCTTACATAGTCTAATTCATACTTGTTACCAATATCTAACTTATCAGTCCATTCAATAGCTTCTGTCTGAGCTTTAAAAAATGTATCTCTAGGCTCAAAGTATACTGTCTTAGTTTTAATATCAGTCCAATAATATACATTGAACATCCTTGTAAAATCATTTAAAACATCTATAAACTTAATATCATCAGGTATTAATTCATTTAGGTTAAAATCATCACCCTCTATTAACTCTGAGCTTCTTTCAGTTTTAAAAAAAGAGCCAGCTTTTATATCAAAGCCTTCATTTTGTACTTGAGTAAATTCGTAAAATATTCTTATTGTATCACCAGCATCTAATACTGTTGTTAATTTATATTCTTTTTGTTGCCCATCAATACTAACACTAAACTCTTTAGATAATTCATTAACACGCTCAAAGTTGTTTTTTTGTAAACCAATTTTAATAAATTGATTGACTAAACCAAAAGCTGCATTAGTCCAATTGCCTACAATTAAATTTACAGTAAAATTATACCTCCCAGTGCTAGGAGCGGTATACTCATAATTAGTAGTGTTATAGTTATTATTAACATCCTCGTTAGGTACAGTAGAATCATCGTTAAAATTAACTATACCATTTTTTGTTTTTGGTATTCCACTAATATCTACTGTTTGATTAGATGTTCTACTAGCCCTTGTTTTAGATAAATCAACAACGCTCTGAGCAACTTTCATATCACTATTTAAGTCACACATCAGCTTTTTAATATCAGTTGTATTCAAAAAAGTACTACTAACATTATAACCTAGCTCATTCATGCACTGGTCTATAACACCCTTCATATAAAAACAAGGGAAATAATCTCTAACCTCAGTATTATTATTTGATTGATTACCACCTCTACTTATATAAGGATATGCATGGTCGTTAGCTAAAACAGTACCATTATTGTATAAATTAATATTACTAAAGGTATACTGTTGTGCATTATTTCTCCATCCAATAGTATTAAGCTTTAAATCAGCAGCACCCTTAACCCAGTCAATATTATTACCAAAGAATACTAACTCAAAACTATCTAAATCAAAACCATTATAAACCTTACTAACTTGTAAAAAGCCCTTCTCAATAGGGTTATTATTTACTAGTATTATACAAGGCTTTCTGTTTAATGCATCCCTGTAATCCTTTCTACTATTGATATTATCAACACTACTTAACAGGTTAGCATTGTTTTTAGTATTAGGTACTTTAAAAGTCTTAGTATAAGTTCCTGTACGCTCTTTTAAATTATCCAGATTAACAATACCCTTAGTAATTGCCAAAGGGAAATCATTAAAGCTTGCCAACTCTAAATCACCCTCAACATTATTAGCAGTATCTATTATTCTTATAATTACTTCATTCATCCTCTAAGCCCTTTTGTTGGATTAGCAAAACTATAATTT